AATGGGCTTCTTTACCTCTCCTGACGGAGATGGATATGTTGGAGATGGAGAATATGAAGATACATTTAATCCAACAATGAACGCTCAAGCTGGTGTATTTGAGCAATTGCCTCAAGGCATGGATTTCAAAGCATTTGATCCCACTCATCCAACTACTGCTTTTGATTCATTTACAACAAGTGTTTTAAGAAGTATCGCATCAGGTTTAAATATTTCTTATCATTCATTATCTAATGATTTGACTTCAGTTAATTATTCTTCAATAAGACAGGGTGCTTTAGAAGATAGAAGTATGTATCAGATATATCAACAATTTGTAATTGACCATTTTATAAACCCAGTTTTTAAATCTTGGTTAGAAATGGTTATATCTACAGGTTATATCAATCTACCTATGGGTAAATTTGATAAATTTGCTAGTTCTGTAAATTACATTCCAAGAAGTTTTGCTTGGATTGATCCTTTAAAAGAAATGCAAGCAAATGTAATAGGTTTACAAAATGGTACACTTACTTATGCCGATATATCAGGTAGTTACGGAAGAGATACTGAAGAACTTTTTGAACAACATCAAAAAGAAATTGAATTAGCAAAACAATATGATATTGAATTAGCTTATCAACCATTTGGTCAGAAGAATCCTGTAGATGCAAAAATACAGGGTGGAGATGACGAAGATGAGTAAGCCAACTCAAGGAATGAAGGAAGAGGCTAGAAAAGGATTAGACTGGCGTAAAGAATATGGTAGGGGTGGAACTAGAATTGGAGCTGAAAGAGCAAACCAAATCTTAAATAATGAAAATCTTTCTGATGAAACTATTAAAAGGATGTATAGTTTTTTCAGTAGACATGAAGTAGATAAAAAAGCAGAAGGTTTCAGACAGGGTGAAAAAGGCTATCCATCAAACGGAAGAATAGCTTGGGCTTTATGGGGAGGAGATGCTGGATTTAGTTGGTCAAGAAAGCTAGTTAATCAAATGAAAAATGAAGAAGATAGAGCCATGCCTGATGGACTTAAGGTTGGTGATTTTGTAAGTTGGAATAGTTCAGGTGGTAGGGCTAGAGGTAAAATTATTAAAATTGAAAGAGATGGAACAATTAATGTTCCTGATAGTGATTTTGTAATTACAGGAACTTCTGATGACCCTGCTGCATTAATACAAGTTTATAGAAGTGGTGAACCTACAGATACTGAGGTAGGACATAAGTTCAGCACTTTAACAAAAATTAATCCTATTAGGGATTTAAACGATTTCAATTCTAATGAATTGGAAAAACATCCTTTATTAAAAAATGAAGAGGAGAAATCTATGAATAAAGAAGATAGACATATCCTCAATGTGAGTGAAACTGACGATAAAGTTATCGTTGAGTTCGCAAAGCATGAGGATGTAGAAAAAGAAGGTGATGAACTGGAGATTACTGACGAAGTATCTATGGCTCATGAAGAAGAAGAAAGAAAAGTAATTGATATGCCTATGAAATATAGAACTATTGACTTATCTAAACATTCTTATCTTGATGAGGAAAATAGAAGAGTTCGTATAGGAGTTTCTAGCGAAGAACCTGTTGAAAGAAGTTTTGGCATGGAAGTGCTGGGACATTCTGCTGATGATATAAATATGGAATTTATTAATTCAGGACGTGCGCCTCTTCTCTTGGATCATGATATGACCAAGCAAATAGGTGTAATTGAAGAATTCAAACTAGACGAGACTGCTAAAAGGTCTTTAGCAGTAGTCAGATTTGGAAAATCTGCTTTAGCTCAAGAAGTGTTTGAAGACGTAAAAGATGGGATACGCATGAATATATCCGTCGGATATCGCATCGACAAACTGGAAAGAATGAATGACAAAGATGAGACTTACTATAAAGCTAAGTGGACTCCTATGGAGGTATCCTCTGTATCAGTCCCAGCCGATCAGTCAAGGCTTGTTGGAGTTGGTCGTTCTAAAAATAATAATGATATTAACTTTAAGGAGATAAAAATGTCAGAAGATAAAAAAGACATAAACCTAGACGAAGTTAGAACTCAAACTATTGATGAAGCTAAAGCTGAATTTAAAAGAAACTCAAAAGAGATTATAGATTTAGCAGCTAGACACAATAAAAGAGATTTAGCTGACAAAGCGATTGCTGATGGTATCTCTGTTGAAGAATTTAGAGGTGTATTATTAGAAAATATTTCTAACAACACTCCTTTAGAAACTCCTTCAGAAATTGGCATGACTAAAAAAGAAGTAAGACAATTTAGCCTAGTAAAAGCTATTAGAGCTATGGCTAATCCGTCTGATAGAAAAGCACAAGAAGATGCAGCATTTGAATTTGAATGTTCTGCTGAAGCTGCAAGACAGTATGGTAAAGATGCTCAAGGTATCATGTTGCCTGCTGAAGTTCTAAGAACTTGGAAGCAAAGAGATATTAATTCATCTGATGATTCAACTCTAATCGCTGAAGATTACAGAGGTGGAGATTTTATTGATGTATTAAGAAACTCATCAAGTGTTATGCAGGCTGGAGCAACTATGCTTAGAGGATTACAAGGAAATGTTGTAATACCTAAGAAAACTGCTGCTGCATCTGCTGGATGGATAGCAACTGAAGGTGCTGCTGCTGCCGAGAGTGAATTCACTTCAGGTTCAGTAACAATGTCACCTAAAGTAATTGGTGCTTTCACTGATGCTACTAGACTATTACTACAACAATCATCATTAGATGTTGAGAACTTAATCAGAGATGACCTAACACAATCTATAGCTACTGCTATTGATTTAGGTGCTTTAGCTGGTTCAGGTTCAAGTGGTCAGCCTACAGGTATTTCTAATACTTCAGGTATTAACACTACTACTTTTGCTGCTGCTAACCCAACATGGGCTGAAATAGTAGCTATGGAAAGTGCTGTTGCTAATGACAACGCTTTAAATGGTTCTTTAAGTTACATCTGTAGACCTGCTGACTTTGGTACTTTGAAAACAACTGAAAAAGCAACTAATACTGCTCAATTTGTTGTTTCTCCTGACAATAGCATGAATGGCTATAATGTAATCAGAAGTAATCAAGTAACAAGTGGTGATTTCTACTTTGGTAATTTTGCAGACCTATTAATTGGTATGTATGGTGGATTAGATATTACTGTTGATCCTTATGCTTTATCAACTTCAGGTGGAGTAAGAATTGTTGCTCTACAAACTGTTGATGTTGCTGTAAGACACGCAGTATCTTTCTGTAAATCATCCGACTAATTAGCTGATGCTTAAATGGAATGGGGGTAGTAATACCCCCAACTTAAATATGAAAAAATATAAAATCTTAACAGATACAATGGCTGGCGGTTCTAAAGTACATGCTGGTGATATAGTTGAACTACCTGAGCATGAAGGTCATGCTTTATGTGGATATGGTAAAGCCGAAGTTTGTGTAGATAAACCCAAGACTGAGAAACAAGATAGAAGTGTTGGCTTAGAAACTTCAAAAGTAAAAGCTCCAAAAACAAGAGCTAAAAAGTAAATCATGCCAATGGAATTTGATAGAGATTTCGATGGTTATTTAGATGCCACCTACGGACATGGTATTGCAGTTACCTATACTCCTGATGGTGGCATTTCTAAATCTATCAATGTGATCCTAAATCAAGAATATGTAGATATAGATAGTGGAGGCTTGCCAGTACAAGGTTATCAACCTGTAGCACAAGCTAAAACTACTGATATACCTAATATTGCATTTGGTGACACTCTTGCTGCTCCTGCTATTACAAACTTAGATGGAACTACAATTAAAGCAGCAACAAATTATAAAGTTATTAATTACGAGCATGACAATTTAGGCATGACATCTTTACTTCTTGAGGTGCAATAATGGCCAATCATGTACGTCAACAAATTAGAGAATACTTTGGAACTACGTTATCAGGTTTAACAACAACAGGTTCTAATGTATATGAATCAAGAGTTTATACATTACAAGAAGATACCCTTCCTTCTTTAGTTATTTATACAAAGTCAGAAAGCTCTGAACCTATTGTTATAGGTACTGATAGAGTAATGAGCAGAGAGCTATCAGTAGTAGTAGAAGGATATTGTAAAGCTACTAGCAACTTTGACGATACTATTGATACAATAAGCAAAGAAGTTGAAGAGGCTATTTCTGCTGATCGTACTTTAGGTGGACTTGCAAAAGATACCTACATTGAATCAACAGAAATAGAATATACAGGAGATGGGGAACAACCAGTAGGTTATGTTTCTCTGACTTTTTTAACGAACTACTATGTTCAGGAAACCAATCCTGATATAGCAGTATAATAGGAGATAATTATGAAAATGATTAGTCCAAATGGTAAAGTTTCAATAGAAGTTCCACAATCAAATGTGGATACTATGTTGGGAATGGGTTGGAAGGAAGAAGCAATCCAGTCGGAAGACAAAGTTAAATCTTCTTCTAAGAAAAAGCCGAAAGGCGAGGTAAAAGAAAATGGCAACATTTAAAGGAAATGATGGCGTTGTTAAGCTAGGTACTACTGGCGGAACTAATGTTGTTGGTGAGGTTAGATCATATTCTTTAGAACATACTTCTGATACTGTTGAAGATACAGCTATGGGTGATGGAAGCAGAACTCATGTAGCAACTTTAAAATCTTTTTCAGGTTCTTTAGATGTTTTTTGGGATGATGGTGATGCTGATGGTCAAGGTGCTTTTGTTGTTGGTAATACTATAGAGATAAATTTATATCCAGCAGGTGTTTCAGACACATATTATAGTGGTGAAGCTATTGTTACTGGTGTTTCAAGAACTGGCTCATTTGATGGTCTAGTTGAAGCAAGTTTAACAATACAAGGTACTGGCGCTTTAACAACTACAACAGTATAAGAAAATGTCAGTTATAGATAACGCAAAAAAGCATTTTGATAGCTTAGAAACTAGAATTATAGAAGTCCCTGAATGGGGTGATGATGAAGATAATCCGTTAAAGATTTATTGCAAACCAATAACTCTTTCAGAGACTTCTAAATTTATGAAACTAGCTCAAGATGATGACGTACAGCTTTTAGCTTATGTTTTAATTTATAAAGCATTAGACGAAAGTGGAGAAAAGTTATTTACTATCGCTGATAAGAAAACCTTATTGGAGAGGGTTGATAGAGATGTATTAATAAGAGTTTCTAGCGAAATGATGAACAATGTTTCGCAGGAAGAAGTTAAAAAAAAGTAATAGAAGATGAGCAGCTATACATAAGATATGCATTAGCTGAAAAACTAAATAAAACCTTAGCTGAGATTGATGAAATGACAGTTGAGGAGTTTCAAGGATGGTTGGCTTATCTTCAAATAAAGGAAGAAAGGAATGGCACTACCAAAAGCATTTAAGTACCAGATAGATTTATTAGCTAATAATAAATCTGCTGCTGCTTTAAATAAGTTTAAAAGAGATATTGGTGGTGTTAATAGCGTTGTTAGTCAATTAGGACAAACTTTAGCTGCTGCTTTTTCTGTAAGAGAATTAGTTGAAGCCGCTAACGTAATGATTGGCGTAAAAAACAGAATGGATGCATTTACTGGTAGTGCAGAAGAAACTGCTATGGCAATGGATCACATGAGAAGAATAGCCCTTGAATCAAGGTCTGATTTTGATGCTGTTGCTATGCTTTTTACAAGGCTTTCTTTAGCTACTGAGCATTTAGGAGCAACTCAACAAGACGTTGCTAATGCTACACAAATGGTAGCAAATACTTTTATTATTGCTGGTTCTCATGCTCAAGAAGCAAATAACTCTGCTAGACAGTTGGCACAGGGTTTAGCTTCAGGTGCTTTAAGAGGTGACGAGCTTAGATCAGTAATGGAAAACAATACGATTCTAACTAAGATGTTAGCCGATGGTTTAGATATGACTGTTGGTGAACTTAGAGAATTTGGTCATGCTGGTAAATTAACAGCAGAAACTGTAATGCCTATTCTTATCGCAGGTATTGAAGAAACTAATGAGCTAATTAAAGATATGCCTATGACTCTAGGACAAGCTGGAGTTGCATTAAGAAATAATTTCCAATTTATGATTGGAGATATACAAGAATCTACTCAAGGCTTTTCAAAACTAGCTAGCGGAATTAATTTTGTTGCACAAAACT